TACTTGGTTTCTTTAATCTATTACACATAGCGTCATACTTACTACTGTAATTACCTTTCAAATCTATAAACTTTGATTCCATAATCTTACTACCACTAAACACTTGTGTTGCACAATAAGCATACTTAGCAGCTGTTGTATAAGTTCCTAGTGGGAAGTGTATATCTTCCGTTACCATTTGTTTTAATCTTTTTTGAAACTGACCAAAAAGTAAGGGGTCTTGTGATTTATACTTTTTTAAATGTATAAGAAACTCATCAGGACTTGTAAAACACTCAAACAAATTTGCCATAAACTTGTTTTTGTCGTTGTAAACAACTTTAGTTAAGTTTGGTCTAGTATGTATATCTCCTTTGACATATACCCAGAAAGCTCCTCCAAACACTTCTACATAAGTTTCTATGTCTTGTGGTATGTATTCACATATCCATTTTGCCATTCGGCTTTTACCTCCAATGTAACTAATCATTTTTTTTAATGTTTTGGTTAATACTATTTTCTATTTGTGTAGATACATAAACACCTATCACAATTCCTAATACAAATGTTATTATTTCCATAATTATACATTTTTTAATTTTTGACCTACTGTTTTTATTACATCAATTATCAATCTATCTACATCACCATCACTCCAATTATTATCAATTATACCATCTTCAATAGCAATGTTTTCAATTTTTTCTTTTAATTCATCATAGTAATCATTCACTATAAACTCTGAAATATATTCTAAATGATTAGATAAGTTTATTCTGTTTTCGTCTACATAATTTTTCATATTATAATTTTTTAAGTTTATCATATTCTTGTACTACTTCTGTCCATACCTCATACTCTGTAAATACTTTTGATACTCTAATATAAAATATGTCAAAGTATCTTTTGTATACTGCTGAGTTTTTACCATCACACAAAATAGTATATCTATTTTCTGTAGGTATTGTTGCTAAGTTGATTTTTATTGGTGTCATTTTATTTGTTTTATTTGATTACCTATTTTACTTAAACCTGTTCCTTTACGACTTCTGTATCTTAATCTTTTATCTTGTCTTTGTGGTTCTTTGTCTGACTGATTCCATATGAGTTGTCTGTGTGATTTAATCCACTTATAATATGTCTGTACATTCAATACAAAGACTTCTGTTGTCCTAACTCCTTGTCTAAAGGATTGTTGTATATCTTCAAAGTATAACTTACTAAAATCCTCTTTTAAATCATAAGCTAAACTTTTAGCTAATACAACTATATGTTTCTCATCTTTTACCTGTCCTAACTCTACAAGTGTTTTACTTACTAAATCTACACAATGTAATTCTAAATCTTTTATGTCTATATCTTTTATCATATTATCTGGTCTTTTCTAATTACAATTTTATTTTTTATCTTTTGGTTATAATCTTCTAACACTAACATATTTTTTTCTCCAACACTTATTTTTATGTCATCACCAACTATCAACCTTAATTCACTTTTTTCAAAGTATCTATTGTTTTCTGGTTTTACATAATAACGAGAACCATCTTCATATATAACATAAGCATTTAAACTTTTATCAGTAAGCTGATTAAGTTCTCTTTGTGTCATCTTACTTCTGTGTTTCATTAACTGTTCTTTAGTATTTCTCTAGCTTTTTTCCAAGAATCTATTTGTGTGTCTACCTTACTGTTTGTTTTACTTTTGATTGTATTCTTTTCCCAAGTTCTAACACAAGCCTTCCAATCTTTCATTGGGTTCTTACCTACCTTCCAACCATTACTTTCATAGAAATCAATAAATGATTCTGGATTTACACTGTTGTTTCTTTCAATACAATACTCATTAACCTCTTGTATTGTAGGTTTCTTAAACCTTTTGAACTTCACAGGTTTACTTATCTCTCCCTCAAAACCAGCTACATCAACAGGACTTATACCTTCTATATTGTAAACATCATACCTGTCTAATAACTTAATTACTGATTTGTGAGCATTTACATTTTCGTTAAGTTGTCCATATTGAAAATCTATAAACTTAGGAATAAACCATTTGTTACCACCATCAAATATTTTTATCTGTTCTCCTAATACTTGCGCAGCTTCTTTTTCGTTTATCTTGCTTCCTATTCTAATTGAAGCTACCTCAAAGTCAGTGTCCCATATTCCAGCGTGGTTACAATCATCTAATATATATAACCACAACAACTTGTATTTTGCTGGTAAGTTTTTAATAAAACCTTTTTTCCATTTATCTGTATCTGTAAATCTTTTTGCCATCTTAATAATTTTTTACTATTGTGTCGTTAATTTTTTCTAGTGTAGGATTTTCGTCATATTCTTCATAGTGAGAACTATCAAAGTAAACCTCCGAGTTGCAACTATGACAATGTCTATAGTCTTTTAAATCAAAAGACGACTTACCTACAACATCTCCACAGTAATAACATATCTCTTTACCATCTTCGTATATTACCTCATTACCATATTCATCTTCCCAACTATCATCATTGTAAAGGTAATCTTTCCAATTATAAGTTTTTGTAAAGTCGTAAGTTTTTTTGTTGTGTTCTGTGTTTTTGTATTTGTTACAACCCAACAGTTTCACAAGATTGTATATAAGGTTAAGACAATTTTCTGCATCAATATAATCTACAACCTCTTTGTCTGTATGTGGATTGTAATAACCACTACTCATATTAGCACAACAAACATCTAGTCCATTACACACCAACTGTTCTACATCTGTCATAGCTCCTGATGTTTCTGAGTACCCGTGAGAAAACAAAACATTAGTAATCTTTTTTGAGAATGATTTGTCAAACAATGTCTTACCACCGATACTGTTTACAAAATCTTTGTTACCTCTTCTGTCTGATTGAAATACATAACCTACATCTTTGAACCAAGACATATCTGCTTGACTACTACCTACACACCCTATCTCTTCTGAGTGAAAGAATGCACACTTTACTATATCTAGTTCTAGCAACATTTGTAAACATATCCAGACACCTACCTTGTCATCACCACCTACACCCACTTGTTGCATCTTGTCGTTACTGAATGCAAACAGTATGTCGTCATTGTTAAATACTTGGAAATCTTTGTGTATGTCGTGTACTGTATCTGTGTGTGATACGATACAAGGATAGTGTTCTGCAACACCTTTTGTTACATATATGTTGTTGTTTTTGATTGATAAGGTAGCTTGTGGTACATTTGTTTTTACAAATTCTTGAATATAATTAATCATCATTGTTTCTTGTCCTGATGATGTTTGTACTGATAATACATCAATAAGTAATTGTTTTTCTGTCATATAATAGTTTTTTTAAGGGTTAGTAAAGGGTTAAGGAACTGTTGATTTGTTATACAAAGATACGAAAAATATTTGTATCTGCCAAATTATTTGACTATAAATGTATAACTCTGTTTCTTTATTGGTATAAACCCTACAATTTTACTGATTGTTTTGTCTGTACCAAACTCTGTTGTCTTAGGCATTTTCATTCTTTGCCATCTAAAGTCGTGTCCTAAACTATGTAGTTGTGTTATATCAAAAACAACACCTCCTACTTCTGGCATTTGTACAACATAAAAGAAACTTTTTTTAGTTAGTTCTACACAATATAAAAAATTATAAGAAAATTTATCAAACTCTATTACAACATCGTCATAGTATTCATCTCTACATTTTAATTCATATATATTTCCCTTGTTATCGTAAGCGTCAAACCTACTGTATATATCCTTAGATTCTTTTAAAATGTTTTCAAAACTATTACAATTTTGTAAAGATGTCATCAGTTTTCTTTCTTTGTCTTTCATACTTTTATTTATATTTAAAAATTGTAGTTCTAACTTTTTTAAAAGCGTTTGAATGTGTGGAGATAAATCCCCACGACATTCTTCTATAACGCCACCTCTCACTAACTAAAACGGTATATCACTTGAATCTTGTTGTACACTTTTTGTTTCTTGTGGTTTAGCTTGGTACTTGTTTTCAAAAGCATAATGTGTAGCTCCTTTTTCTGAAGGAGTTTTTCTTTCAGCTATTGTTATTTGTACCCAACCATTTTTTTCAATCTTTGTCAAATCTTCTAATTTAAGATTTGCATTGATTAATGTTCCATACTGTGTTGTGTGTGCTTTAATACTACTAGCAATGTAATTTTTCTCGTTCATTTTCTAATTGTTTTATTGTTAATATTCTATCTAATTCTTGGTTGATTACAACCATTTTTTGTTTTAATTCTATTACTTGTTCTTCTAAAGAATCTTTTACTAAGTCTAATTGAAAACATATATCCTTATATGGTATTGTTGTAATTTTTGGATATATACTTGAATATTCATCAAACTTTTTACAAGCAGCAATTATTGTTGCGTGATTATGTAAAGTAATATTTGCTATCTTTTGAAAGCTATACTCAAAATAATTTCTCATAACATACCAAAACAATCTTCTTGCGTCGTTTATATCTCTTGTTCTTACCTTACTATGTATTTGATTTTTATTTATTTTTAACTCTCTTTGTATATATTCATATACTAATTCTATTTTCTTTTTATCTCTTTCCATATTATCTATTTTGTGTTGGTAAAACTTGTATCATATCATAATCCTCTTCTCCCTTAACATATATGTTGTGTCTATCTGGTATGTCTACCTCAATAACATCTACTATGTCTTTTACTTCTAAGTTAAGGAATGTTGCCAATCTAGCCATATGATAATATTTTAAATGAAAAGGATTGTATAAATATTTATCTATTGTAGTTCCTTTAACATTTATTATTCTACCAAACCTTCTTTTAGATATACCTCTAATGCGAAGAATAGCCTCTAACTCATTCTTGGCTTTTCTTATGTTGTCATAGTTGTTTTTCATAATTATAGTTTATTTTCATTAAACATTTGTTCCCATTGTTTTCTAACATCAGTTTCTATACAATCTTTTCTTAGTTCAATTATCAATTCTTCTGCTTCTAATTCAGACATATGTTCTAAGTTTCTGTATATCAACTCTTTCTGTGTTTCTGATATAGGACTAATTCTTAGTAAGCTCTCTATCATACTCATTTGCATAACTGTGCATAATAGAGGCTCACCATTGGTTAGTTCATCAAACCAATCTTCATTCATTAATCTACAATCTCGTCTTGTCCAAACACTCCTTGCTCATAGAAACCTGCAATCTTTAGAACAACTCTTGACATAGCTCTTTTCTCTGCCATAGCTACAGGAAACTTTTTACCACCACCCATAAGGTTATTATCAGCAGCTTCTCCAAAAGACATCATATTTCTAACCGTACCATCTTTAGCTTTTATTGTTGCTACAGCTTTTAGAACTACATATCCTTTTTCTATATCCATAGTTACTACTTCGTAAGCTACAGTTATGTTTTGTTTAGATACAATCTTGTCTATACCTGTTCTAGTGATAATAACAAATCCTCTTTTGTCTTTGTATATATCTTCTTCTGTTAGACCGTTGTCTGTGTAAAGCCTTCTAAGAGCTTCTTTTCTGGTTTCTACTTTGTAAGCTTCTCCATTTAGTTTTTGTGTCATAGTTTTTTTTGTCATTTTATTATTATTTATTTGGTTAATATATTTGATTTAATACTGCTTCGTAAACAAAGTCAGGGTCTATATGTTCTAATTCTATATCTGTCATCTCTCTTGCAAACTCTTTTGGTGTGTGTGGATTATGATATGTAGCTTCTGTAATGTAACTATCACACCAATCATTTACATCTCCAACTACTTCACAATTTACATCTGATATATAATTATGATTTATGTTAATATGTAAAAATGTTTTGTCAATATACTTTATTGTTTGTGTATATACTTCGTAGTCCTCTTCCATCCAATCTTCTAAGTCTACTACAAGTTTGATATAATCAACATCTATACCAAAATCTATCTCTATACCATCTCCAAATATATCATCTCCTCCATCGCAAACATACTTATATATAAATGCGCATTTGTCGTCGCTGAGATGACACTCAAAATCATTGGTGTCTATAACATACTTAATAACATCTTTGTAATTTGTGCAATTAGTTGCGTGATTTGTTGTGTTCATAATGTTTAGTTTTTTAAGGTTAATACTATTTATTGTTTGAAATCTTATACAAAGATACGAAGAATTTTTTAAACTGCCAAATTATTTTATATATAATTTAGTATTTATCCTTATATTTATCTTTATCTTTATATATATAAGAGTTCTATAAACTCTTAATGAAGGGTTGTTTAAGTGTTAAAAATAATGTGTTATTCTTGCTACTTGACCATTTTCTTTCTCGTGTAAAAAACCTTCTACAGCTTTTGGAACACCTGTATATCCTTTTCTACTATGCCAACTATCAGTACCACTAGGACTTCTTAAATACTCTACAGTACAACCTATATAGTCCTTAGCATCTAACCACTTGTGTTTTACTTTGTGGTGTAAGTGATGTAAATACCAATATCTAAATTTAGTTTCTGCCCATAGTTCTGGTTGTTCTTGAGCCATAAGTAGTGGTAATTTATCCATTTTAGCTCCATCTCCGTGTTCTAAACCAATTAAACTATTACCATAATTATAATACTTTCTGCTTGAAACAGAAGCGTCTACAGTAACATCTTTACATTTTCTAAACCAACTTTTTAAAGAGTGTGCTAAATGAAAACCACTTTGATAATCGTGATTAGACATAGAGTGTACACAATCAACAGGAGCTACTTCTCTCAACATCTCTACACACTTTACATATAAAGCTAAAGCAATTTCATAGTGTTCCCACCATTTACCATCTACATCCTGACTTGTTCCCTTTGTTGTAGTATTATATACATTATCTATATGTAATATATCATTTCCTAAACAGAATAAAATCTTATCTATATTAAATGATTTTGTTTTCCATAATATGCCATTGATACCTTCTATAACTCTTTCTACAGCTGTGTCTATATCATAACCATCTCCTGTTTCGTAATCGTTAGAGTATTTACCTATGTGTATATCAGCTGGGTTTATAACTAACAAATGACTGTTGATATCTTTTTTAACTTTTTTTCTTTTTGGGTAATATGGAGCGTGTTCTGATATAAAATTATTGATTTGTTTAAGAACACTATTTTGGTCAAAACCATCTTCTTTTGTTACTATACTAAACCTATATTCTCCACTTGATGATTGCCAGTGCTTTACACTTACAACATCTTCTTTTTTTATACCTCTTTCTTCTAGGTGAGTGTCTAAAGCTGTGTTTCCGTTTACATTAGTTAAAGTTCCTGACCTACTCTCGTAAATCATTTCCTCTTCTTCTGGTGTTAGTCTAATTCTTTTTCCGTATTCTTTCATAGTTTTTCTTTAAATATAATAAAAAAATAAAAGGGAGCCGAACACTGACCCCCTTTTACACCTTAAAAAACTACTAATCAACATTAGAAAAGCCCCCTTTAGAGCCAGTGTAGTTACCGCAAAGATAACTATTTTTTATTACAATCCTTCATACATACAGGATTTTTTTCAAATGTTGAAAATATAAGTGGTAATACACCTATTCCTGCAAGTATTAAGTTTTCTGTAGTTATACCATTTGCTGTAATATCAGCTGAAGCAGCTAACACTATAACTCCTGATACTGTTCTTTTACTAGACCATTTACCTTTATTGTCTTTAAACAGTTCTAAAACCGCTTTTACAAGCTCTGTAATTGGTTTAACTGCATTGTCTGCTATAGCAGAGCCAACCCAGCTTTTTATAGGATTCTTAAACTTCATATTACTTCTTACTTATATCAGCAATACCTTGACCTAAAATTAAAGTAAGTATAGCGTAATATACTTTTTCTACCTCAGCTTCACTTAAACCTAATTTAGCTGCGATAAATGGTACAAATATTGCTCCAACTGTGTACCAAAACTTTTTTGAGTTAAAAACCTTTTTTAAAATTTCCATTTTTTATTTAATTTAAATTAATAATATGTCCAACAAACTTCAGGACTTTTGTTTTCTGTATCTGTATCACAGTGTATAAAGCTTTCTCCTATACCAATTCTAACAAATCCAGCCTCTAATAAAGCTTGTAACACCTTAAATCTTGTAACACTATCTATTGTAGATATATCAGCAGCATTACAAGGTATATTTGTATGTGATGATGTTTTTATACCACCAACTTTTATGTTGTGTTCTGGGCATCTATATCCAGAATTAATTTTAAAAGGTATTCCAGCAATATCTCTAGCTTTGTCTAACTTAATAAGAAAGTCAATATCCATATTTTCGCCAGTATTACCCTTTACTTTGCAAGAATTACAATTGCAATCAAACTCTTTTTTTGTAAAATACTTTAATGTCATATTATCTACCTTGTCCTCTGTATTTTTTCTTATAACCTTTTTGACCCACAGAAGCATTTTTAGAATGAACTCCCTTACGCTTCTTTCTATTTTTCGTTCTGTGTACAAAAGATACTCTACCCTTAGCCATTATGCTGTAACAGCTACATATTCAATATCTACTGCAGCTGTATCAGCTGTAGCTTTTATAGATTCTATATCAGCAAAAGCAGAGAATGTTGTAGAACCATCAACAGCGTACATTTCATTGTCCATTAAAAGAAAACTCTCTCCCGCTTTTACTTTTAAGAAAAATGTATCACTACCATTATTAACCTCTAGTCTTATAAAGTTTGTGTCATCTAGGTTAGTAATTCTAAAGTATGCATAATCATTTTTTACAGCTTCACCTTTTCCATCCGCTGTACCATATCCAAACAATAAAGTTCCTCCTGTTGCTACATTCATAATTCTTTGGTCTACCTCTCCTTGTGATGTATAACTTTTACTTATACTATTTCCATATGTTTGACCATTCAAAACTACATTTTCTGTAATTGTTACTGTAAGTGTTGATGCTGTTACTGTTGATGCCATTTTATTGTTTTTTTAGTTTTATAAATTTATATATTGTAAACGCAATTGCAAGTAACAAAGAAATCATAGTCAAAATCTCATTACAATCTGTTATTGCTAATGATGTCGCTCCCCCATTTGCTATTATTACTTGTGCGCTATCTTTCATCTCTTCTTTCATTTTAATTTGTATAGTTAAACTCTAATGTTATATTAAAGTATATATTACTTGAACCACCAGCTGATTTTATAAAAGGCATAATCATATCTCCCTTAGCTACATCAGCAACAGTAATAGTTGTTTCGTCTATAGAACCAACTTTATTATTACTACCATATGTAGAAACACTAATCTCATCTAAAACAGTCATAACATTATTAGAAGCTCCTACCTCAAAAGCAGAAGAATTATTAGCTGTTGGTGTAAACTTAACTAAAGCTAATGTTACTGTTTCTGTTTGACTACCAGCCATCCACCCTGTAACCTGAGTTAAGGTACAAGATTTTGGAGCTGTATAAGAAGCTCCTCTAATAACCTTACTTACTGTTATTGTGTTAGATGATGATATTGTTGCACTGCCATAATCCTCGTCAAATTCAAAAGGTGATTTTGTATCTGCCATATCAGCAGGGAAAAAGTAATTTGTGTTTAATGTCCC